CCTCACCAATCCGTTTACCACGACGTTTTTCAAGGTAGCGGCTCCAAAGAGCCTGCCTCCCGTGAATGCGTCTGGAGGTCTAAACAGCGTCCCGAAGAACGTTTTTAAATGGAACGTTCGTAAGGGTTTGGAAGTCGTCTCCGGGCAGCCTCGTCAGGTCGGACTTTTCGAATTATCGATGTCCTTACCTGCCGGTGCTGACGTAGCCGACCCCGAATCCGTTCGTGCCGCCTGTTCACTTTTGTTCGGTATCGCGTTCACCGATAGCTCGGCGCTGGGTACTATTCTTATCACGAATGGTCTTTAGACCATGAATGGCAAGAAGTTCTCAACACGAGATTTGGTGAACACCCTTCTTATTGCGCTGGCTGGTTACCTTGCCAAAGTTTTTGGCTTGGTGGACCTTCCATCGTTCTATTAAGGGGATACTTCGCTTAAGTGACACCATAGGAGAGAGTGTATGTCCGCACCTAATCGGCATTTTCTCTTTTCCTGCCTTCAAGCTGACCTTTCGCAAATTTCGTTTATGGACAAAAAAAGTCCGTTCTCGAGTTTGCGCTCGGTAGCCGCAACAATGCTCTTAGAGAGCGTCTTCAAGAAATTTGAAGACCCTAACCCTAAGGCAGATGCCAAGGCTATTGAGAAGTTCCTTGCCGTTAATGAACGGATGCGAACTTATAAACTTGTGGTCTCGTCCAGCTGGGATGAAGAAGTTATCGGGAACGTGAAAACGTGTCTCGAACGCTTCCTCCACCCGGAAGGGATGCCGCTCGTGGATTCGTTCTCTCAGATTTTCGAATCTGGTGAGACCGGACCAGGAGCTAGCGTAGCTGGCCGAGGGGGAGACTTCTATACCAAGATGTTCTCCTCAGAGTTAACCACAACTGGTCTTCCTCTGTACGCGGAGTACAGGGCTAACATCGCGAACCTTACGTCTTGGCATGAGGCTGAAAACCTCAGATTTGCTAAGTGTAATGGTCCCAAGTTAGTCGAAGGTAATCGCCTTTCCTGTGTGCCTAAGAACATCGACATAAGCCGTACAATCTGTACTGAGCCCACATTGAACATGTGGTACCAGCTCGGATTGGGTAACATCGTGCGCGAGCGCTTAAGATCATTCTTCGGAATCGATCTTCGGCACGTTGCTGATGTTAACCGGCATATGGCGCGGTTAGGTTCTATGGACCCGGACGGATCTAAGTCTTTCTCAACGATCGACCTAGAATCTGCTTCGGACTCTATAAGCCTGACGCTTGTGGACGAACTTTTCCCGCAATGGTTTAGTTCTATCCTCAAGTATCTCCGGTCGCCCGTTTCAAGGCTACCGGATGGATCAGCGCTGACCTTGAACATGGAGTCTACCATGGGGAACGGTTATACGTTTCCTTTGCAGACACTTCTGTTCTCGGCCGTCGTATCTGCGGTTTACGCCGAAAAGGGTATCCCCCTTAAGCGCGTGAACAGCGAGAAGCCCAATTGGTCTGTTTTCGGGGATGATATAATCGTTCGCAGTGATGCGTTCGATCGTGTTGTCCACGTTTTAGACCTTCTTGGTTTTCGAGTAAACGCAGAGAAGTCCTTTAATAGAGGACCGTTCCGTGAGTCCTGTGGTTGTGACTTTTTTCAAGGTCACATGGTGCGTGGTGTTTATCTTAAACACCTGAGCACTTCGCAGGATACTTACGTCGCCTTCAACAAGCTAGTCAGATGGAGCGCGAGAACCGGGATCTCTCTCGGTTCTTCGCTGCAGTATCTGCTCAGGAAGGCCCCCTTTCTAGGGGTTCCTTTCTGGGAATCTGACGACGCAGGTTTCAAGGTGCCCGAGTGGTGGCCTTGGTTAAGAGTAAAACGTCGCGGCGGAGGGGTGCATTATTATGCATCCGTTCCGAAGCTTCGTTCAATCTCTCTTCTTGAGGATACCATAAGGGTTCCAAGAGGCCTACGTGCCAGGATTTACAATCCTAACGGGTTGTTGGTCTCTGTCACTAGAGGTGATTGGGCAGACGGCGCCATCTCTATCAGGCATGGTAGAGTGAAGCGTTACGTCAGGAGCCGTAGATTCGCACTTAATTGGTACGATTCTCCGGTGTCTGAGCTGCCTTCTTTTGTCGGTTCCCGAGGTCCAGATGATTTGTGGCCATATGGCCGCTTCAACTGGACTAGGGATCTCCGATATGAGTTGGCCGCAAGGCGTGCGGTGGCACCCATTGCAGGTGCTATCGAAGGGAGACG